TCATTGATACTCATCACAACTTCTTTCTGTTCACCAGTTTCTTTATTAACAACAGGATATGTAGCCATAGTATTTTAATCGGTAAATTTATTTAGAACCTTACTCCAAGGGTTTATAAGCAAAGATACTCTTTTTCCAGTAAAAGGTTCCACATAGTGAAATGTTTTAGGTGGAAAAATGACCAGTCTATTCTCCTTTGGTGTTATTATATCACATTCTAGGTGTAATTGTCCACCTTCAAGATTTTCAACCACTGGATAATATACCATAGAACACAAAGGAAAGTGTAAAACACCTTTTTCTTTTAAAAAGTCTTCATCTTTATCATAATGCCATTCAGATGGTCTTGAGTTATTTTGTGTCCAAAACTCATAACCAACACAAGAAGACATATCATAAAAATTTTCTGCTATCTCAATAAATTTCAAACAGAAATCTTGAAATTGATGATTTTTATCAAATGTGCACCACTCTTCATTAATATTTTTATCTTTTAAAATATCTAAAATTTTGACTTTTACTGAGTCTATATTATTGATAACATTATCAAGTATTATTACCACTCAAGTGCCTCTGAAACTGTAGGAAATTGTTCCTTAAAAATATCTTTGCAAGCATTTGCAATATCCATATGTTCTTTTTGTGTTCCATGTCCAGAACGAAGATCAATGTAATGCACCCAAGAACGAACACTACCAGACATGTAAATGCGAGTTGGTGTTGCTAAAGGTAACACAAATCTAGCACATTCTTTTGCGATGCCCTCTCTCAACAATTCATTATACAAATCCATACCTTCATTGAAATATTGTCTAATTCTCTCTTGTAAAAATTTAGTCTGTTTTTCTGGAATATCATCAATACTATTCTGACGATTCTTTGTGTCCTGTCTCCTCAAATCTGGTAGAGGTATATTTGCATCTAACAAATTCGTATCTGCATATCTTTGACTAAATTCTTGAAATGTAAAAGAACGATGTCTCAATATCTGTGCAGCAAGTCCTCTTGTTGTGTTAATTTCAAGAGTCATAAACGCTTGCTCAAAAATTGACCAATGTTGATGTTTTATACAGTATCTTAATAGACCTGCATAATTTTCGTTGTCCTGATTATTAGGATTACTTACACGAGCACAATATGCCATGTGCTTTTCAGCGTCAGGTGATACACTTACAAGAGATACGTTCATTTAAATCCTTTAGATGTCTTTTCTTCAATTATTGCTAGTTCATTCTTAGCGGTTTTCAATTGTTCTTTGATCAATTTAAGTTTATCTTCATCATAAAGTTCTCTTTTTTTCAAAAGTCTCTCAAGTAACTTAATCAATCTTTTTGCTCTGCTAGTCTCGTTCATTCATCATCCTCAAAAATCTCATCATAACCTAAATCGTGAGGTTTTGACCTTTTTACCTCTTCATAAGTATCCATCGTTAAATATGCATCAGTATCAGATAATACTTCTGCCTTTATATTGTCCACAACTAATTCAAGTTGACGAACTAGTAATTTAAGTTTTTCTCTGTCCATTACTTTTTGAAATATTTTTGAATTATGTCTATTTGATCCTGATATTTCGCAATCATGTCTAGTTCACCCTCTATCGCCTCTACAATATTTGAGTGCTCTCCGATACCCACAGGATTCGCCAAATATACCTCGACATTTGCTACATGTTTTTGAATGTCTCCTTGTGCATGAGCAAGAAGTGCTTTGATCAACTGTTCTCGCATAGTTCTTTGTATTTCTACTAATTATAACATAAAAAAAGAAGGGGTACAACCCCTTCGTTTTATTTTCCATATAGAAACTTAACTTCAGCAGTTATGATTGTGAGAAAGATAGCAGATGCTATGCATATCTCTAATGTTTCAATCACTTAAGACTTGTAAGTTCTTTTTCTGTTCTTACACCACGGTAAGTTAGATCGACCTTGTTAGTCTGCTTTGCTTTGTTTCTATCGGTGTCATATTTAACACCACGGTATGTGACTTGTGCCATTTTGGTTTCTCCTAAAGTAGTTGGAATTTGCACCTTTAACTCTTGCGAGTGATCCGTGTCCCGTTCCTTCAGTCGGCTTTTGCGTCCTTACAATATAACCCATATGATTCACCAAAATCATAATACAAATCAATAATTTCCTGTCTCTCTTCTACACTAAGGTCAGGATAGACTTTAGCACGATCAACAAGAGTGTTTATATCTGTACATGATACTGTAACTATAGTAGTAACAGCACTTGATGCAGCAATTAAAGTTTCAATCATAAGGATGAACGAACCCGTTCCGAGTCGGCTTACTTGCGTCCAATGATATAAGCATCACAATCATCTGACACCTTAGTTTTCAAGTAATCTATAAGATACTCGTGAGCATCAGAGTTAAGATTCTTATCGCTAAGTATCTCAATTCTGTTACGATTCCACTCTGCACACGACATTTCCCAATGGGAAGCATTGTGTTCAGAAAGGAGTGATGCCAATAGCGTGATTTCTATCATTTGGATGAACGTAAAGGTATGTTAGCATACCCACACTATATAGTCAAGTAGTCTGTAGTAAAAGTTACAGAAAACCCTACAGGTCAAAAATTTGGCGGGATTTTTTTTCCGATATTTTTGGAATTACTTTCGCTTTTTGGATTTGGATGGAGTTTTGTATCCCCACATAGCAGGTTTAATATTACCACCACCATATTCTATGCTCTTTAAGTTACTTTTAAACTTATCATAGTACATGTCAAATAGTTTTGTACGACTACCCCTAGTTAAGTCATAACAATCTCTATCGTTGTGAACATAGTGCACTATAAGTGCATCTGTAGGAGCATTACGAGTGTTACATTCAGATAGAGTTCCATTTTCAATGATTATTTCACAACCATACTCTTCCTTGTGTGATGACTTTTCCTCATCAGACCAAGTACGATTCTTCTTATGTTTGGTTTCAGTCACGCTTTATCTCTCCATTCTATATCAGGATATGCCTCCTCCACTATTGATCTAGTAATTTTATATTTGTCTTCTAAACTTTTTTCTTTTACTAAACACATTATTTCTGCTTCTAATGGATGAAGACCTGAAAGTAAGTTAATAAACATACTTTCTCTACGAAGGTTTTTCATACCATCGTTACCACCCTTCACAAAATGATAAAACTTCGTGCATTCTCTACGAATAGTTGTTCTACCTTGCTGATCAGCGTTACCTATAGAAAAAGATCCAGTCTCATACATGCTACGAGTCTGCATATCTATTTTTTTAGATAGAGTTCCGCTTGAGGAGGTTTGTTCACCATATGATTCATAAGGAACCTCGCCTGGTGGAAGTGCACTTTCTATGGCTGCATCAAAATTCCAAAGAAAAAGCATCTTTAGAGAAACATGCTCATAAGTTTTCAGAACTTCGACTTTTTTATTTACTGATCTCTGCTTGCTTGCGAGATCTAAAACTTCAAAAGCAAGAGGGTTGTTTGGTAGTTTCTTGATTGGTGTATCAACCACCTTTCTAGGTCTACCAGGTTTTCTACCCGTCTTCGTCGTCGTCGTTGTCATAATTTTCAAATCTAAATGCTACAATATCATCTGGAACTAAGTTCCCATTTACATCAAACATCTCAGGATGTTGTCTTGGTATCTCTCGATAATTCATCATGTATTCTCTGGATACCCATCCTGCTAGTATTCCTATCACTAATGATAAGAATGATACAGGTAGTGCGAGCACTAATACGATGTCTAAATCAGACATGTTACCTCTTGTACTTGACTTATTTATAGTAGTAATTTAATTATACTCGATTCTATGGTAAAAGTCAATCAAATTATTTTTTGTTCACGCAGATACTTAACTGCGTCAATACAACCACCTAAATTTTTATTATCTACAACCACTTGAGGAAAAGTAGAACCCTCACCAAACTGGTCATAAAATTCCTCTCTTGTGAAGTCTGTTCCTAGATCATAAACTCTATGTTGTAGTTTTGCTAACTGCATAACCTCTTTTATCTTGATGCAGTAAGGACATCCCTCTCTACTGTAAACAGTAAAATTCATATTTTTAGTAAAATTATATTTAGATTAGTCAAAAAAGAATATTTGAAATAGTCTTGAATCCGTCATACTCTGACCAAAGTATTGTGATGCAGCATGAATTGATTGAGCATCGAATATAAACAAACGGTTGAATACATTTCCTATACTATCGACCAGATCAAACTTTGTTGAATCATAATATCCACCTGTGAAGCACTCATCAATATTTCCATGCCTACTATTACGTATACCATTCTTATGTGCATATAGATTAGTTCCACATTGATATGGAGCATTTGGTGTTAAGTAAATCATCGCTGCCCAAGTTTGATAATCACAGTGATAAACTAAAGCATCTTCTGCGGTGCAATATTGAAATCTACCATTCATCCCATGATCTTCCCACTTAGTAATTTTGATTCCCATGATTCTTTCAAAGGACTCTTTAGTGCCTGGTGCAAAAAACTGCTCTTCAGTGCGAATGCCCTTATGATATTCTGGATTTGCTGAGAACTTTTGTTTGAGTGCAAACTCCCTTACAGCATGCGGATCTTTATAGAAATCATCAACAACCCATACTGTTTTATTAGATTTTACATTGATCGGTGATGGAATATATTTCATACTTGATTTGCTATCTGATGAAGTTGCTCACAATATTTACCTGAGTCATTATAATGTTCCATGTTTAAAAGAAAATTATACTCAGGGAAGGGTAACTTACGATCTGGACTCATCAATCTCTCTGTCTGCACCTTCATAGAATCAAAGTCACTTAGGTCTTTAAAACACTCTGCTTGAAGAACTATATGTTCGTTTCTTGCTGGAGCAAACTCCTCTGCTTTCATACCACAGTCAAGTGCCTTCTCATAATTACCACACAACTTAAACAGATCTCCCATAGCATACATTGCAAAGTAACCTAATTCATCTATACCACTTGCCCTTCCTGTCTCATGATAATTATGTCTAAAATTTATGTACTGTCCAAAATAGAATATAGATCTTCTAGCGTATTCTTTTATATGATCCATACCTAAAGGATAATCTCCAAGTGTTGAATCGTAATAACTCTTTCCGATGTACCAGAAATGATATGGATCTTCTAGAAGTTTGCCTGTTGGTACTTTTTGTTTCTCTAATTCAAGAGCATCAGTTAAAAATTTATTCATATCATCCCATGTCTCTCCGTCATTAGTAATGATATGTCTAAATCCACGATCTAATTGAAATCTTTGAAATACATCACCTCTCCCTTCAATGTATACACATTCATGTCTACGATCATGTTCAAATCTCCAAGGTATATTAGCATTCCACAACCACGTTCTATAGTATATGGAACCTGCACCAGTAGCGGTTACATTGAATGATTCAATATCCTTGTGGTCGAATATTGTCCAATCAAAATCATCATCGACTTCTAATTGTTCGTCAGCATCCATTCTAAGAATCCAATCACATCCATGATTAGATTTAAGTGCAGTTTGTAAAGTGTGATCTCTGTTAATACCAGGATAATCCCACTCATGATTGTAAGTGAAACCAGGTATATTTTTTTCTTTATAAAATTCTTCTATGATACTTTGTGTTTTATCAGATCCATTACATTGGATAACCCAATAATCAATATGCTTGTAAGAGGATTCAAGCATTCTTTTGATAACTCTTTCTTCGTTACCAACCATTGCATTCAAGCAGATTTTACAGTTCTTCATATCGAAAGTATACCAGGTAAACGTTTTTGATCTTTGATTGCAACCAACCATGCAGTTACAACAGGAATCTTGGGTTGCATCTCCCAAGTATCTAGACGGTAAGTTTGGAAGCGAATATCATGATTGCGAATGAATTGTGCTTTGTTGATGTCTGTATAATACCAAAAACTATGCTCGTTCCAGAAACTTACATGAGTTGGATCCTGCCATGCTCCACGACCATCAGTTGATGGAACTTCAATCATTGCCCATCCACCATGAGCAAGGACACGATGTATTTCTCTCATAGTTTTGATTGGATCACGAAGATGCTCTATAACATGACTAGCATTTAAAATTCCAACACTATTATCTTGAAGTGGAATGCCTTCATTTAAATCACAAGTAATGTCTGCACCCTCTTGATCTATAGTCAAATATCCTGGTCTAGGAAATAAACCACCACCCATATCAACCTTCAAAAGTCCACGTAGATTTGCATCTCTTTCAGCAAGTGCATATGCGTTTTCATTGAATAATCTTACAGTCTCAGTTTGTATTTTTTCATTTCTTTCTAACCAAGTATTATCTCCCGTGACTCTATAAATGTACAGTGGTTTCTTTACATGATGCATCTTAGTCACCATGTATGTTCTTATCATCAATTCGTGGTCATCACAGATACTCAGGTCTTCATTATGTCCACCTATCTGATGATAGATATCTTTTCTCCACGATCTAACATGATCTGGTGCGTACCATATAAATCCCAAACTATGACTTGAGGGTTCCCATGTTCTCATGGTAGTTAAAACTTTATCACGAAATTTATATGGATAATGAGTCCAACCATGATCTTCATTATATGGTACAAAAGTATCATCCCATATCGCAGCATCACTATAAGCAAACCCAACCTCTGGATCTTGATATGCTTTATTTAAAAGTTGAAGACACTTTGGATCTATCAAATCATCAGAGTCAACCTCAACTAAAACATCACCTGTTCCTTTATGAAAGGCATGATGTTTGTGATATCCTACATTCTTTGATGTGTTATCTGTCTCATATATTATGACTCTATCATCTTCTTCAAATTCTTTTGGTAAAAGATCTCTTTTAATATCGTTGTTCAACCAAAGAATCCACTCCCAGTTCGTGTATGTCTGTGCAAGAATACTATCATACAACTCCTGATGATAGGGAGTGTTTTTATGAGCAGGAGTAATTATACTAAATTTATGATTCATTCAAATACAATTATATAAAAGTATTATAGCACCTCCGTCAAGCTTTATCTATGTTAGTATTATGATGGTTTCGTTGGCCAAACTACATTTGTAAGTCTAAGGTGCTTAGATGCGACATTAATATCACCATCAAATGTTGGGTTAGGATATTTTGATGGAAGATCTCTAAGTTCCTGCCTATATGTTTTCCATGCTGTTTGTATAGATTCGGGAACATCAGGTGTTTGTGTCCAATCTGATTCTACCAGCATAGCATCTCTCTCCCTACGCAAAAATTTTAATGGAAATTCTGCTTCAATCTCTGCAATCTTATTATTAACTTCCGTTTCTGTTGGTTTTGGTATATCCTCAGAGTTCCATTGTAAATTATCGTATGTTTGTGCTCCATCCATACACCAACACGCATTTGGTGCAAGTTCAGATAATGCTTTGTGAATGCTCATCCCGAAACCTCCATTGCTGTAATAGTTGAAAC